AAAAATATTCATCTATATTTCTGCAAAACAAATCCAAAAGTTTTATACTCTAATAAAGATGGAGCAATGTATTCAAATACAGATGATGGAAATATTAGGATATTTAGAAAAGGAATACTATCACACTACGATTCAAAAAATAAAGCTTTGTTGCATTATAACTTAGACAATATTGAAATTAATGAAAGTAGGGTTATAAAATACATTTGGCAAATAAATTATAAACTTGCTAACTTATGGAAATCTTGTACAGACCAAGAATTAATTTCTACTTTATTATTTAGACTTAATGGTGGAAATAATGGATTTTTAGAACATCATATTGAATGGAGTGAATCAGAGGTATTTACAGATGAGTGGTATTCAATTTGTAAAATTAAAAAATTTGCCCCTGTTGAATATTCAGAAATGTTTTCAGAGGATGAATTAAAAAATGCATTTTTACTACCAATGAAACTATTAAAACCCTTAAAAGAACAATTCCCCGATTTAAACATATTAGGGATGACTTCAAAAACAGATAGTAATTTTGTAGTAAGTAAACCAAATCAAATACTAGTTGATAAAGTTATAGATGCTATGTCAAAATTAAATAGCACTAGATATAAACATAGGTTTGATAATCCTCAAATCGAGTATGTTAAGTTTTTTAACCAAGGTACTTTAGGATTGGCAGACGATGGAAAAATTTATTTATCAACTAAATTAGATAGTTTTAGTGTAGATGAAATTGCAAAAATAATAATTGAAGAAAATGAACACAATATAACAGGGTTAAGTGATGAAACAAGAGGTTTTCAAAACCATTTATTTTCACTTTACTTTGACCAATTAATAAGTTAAAAATGCGAAAAATAAACTCAATAGAAAGCAGAGGCAGAAAACATTTATTAGTGACTCTAAGTGATGGAGAATATTTTGAAGTGTTTCAATTCGGTGGGGAGGTGTATACTTCTGTCTCAGATGGAATATTAAAGTCCACTCTTTGTGAGTTTAAAAAAGATGTTAAGAAATTTGATTTTGATAAAAACGAATTAGAAAGATTATGGGTATGAGTTGTAATAAACATAATGTAGAAACAGAAAGAGAGGAATTTTTACAAAGTTTAAGAGAGTTAGTAGTATACACCTTACCAATAGATTGTAGAGATGATGAAGATATTATAGAAACTTATTTTCAGTCTTTTCTTTTAGCGTGTGAAGAGTATAAAAATTTAAAATAATAATATGCAAAAGCAATTAACACAAGTAGCAACATTTCATAGAGTTTTTGGACAAAATATAGAAACTCAACCAACATTAATAAGTAAAGAAACGGCAAAACTTCGTTATGATTTAATGAATGAAGAAAATGATGAATATTTTGAAGCAGTTGAAAATAATGATTTGATAGAAATAGCAGATGCACTCACTGACCAACTTTATATTTTATGTGGGACAATTTTAGAACATGGAATGCAAAACATTATTGAAGATTGTTTTCAAGAGGTTCAACGAAGTAATATGAGTAAATTAGATGAAGAAGGATTACCCATAATTAATGGAGAAAATGGAGTATTTGATAAGACAAGACCTTTGGGTAAAATACTAAAAAGTAATAATTATACTCCCCCAAATCTGAAGCAATTTTTATGAAAACAATATTATTAGTATTAACAACTATTTTACTAACTTCTTGTCAATCTACAACAGCCTGTCGGTGTAAAGATAAGTCGCATTATCATGGCGCAGAATATAAAAAAGAACAGAAAAATGACTTCGAGAATTAAGTTTTACTCAGTAGTGTTATTTTATTTTAGTATAATCATTTTAGAAATTTATTTAATTTATATACTATGGCAAAAGGTATTTTAAAATTTGATTTAGATAATCTTGATGATGTATTGATGTACAAAAGGTGTTTAAAATCTCAGGATATGGCTTTACTTATTTGGGAATTTTCTATAAATTCACGCAAAAGAGTAGAAAATATAATTGAAAATGAAGACACACTTAAAGGAATAGACTTAGTTTTTACAGAGTTTATTTACCTTATGGAGAAATATGATGTTGATATAGATAAATTAGTTGATTAGATAATATACATAAATTATGCAAACAAGAGTAATAGAACAAGTGTTGGTTTATAAATTATTAATGAATCCAATGAATGCAAGAACTGAAGAAAGTAATTTAGTTGCTTGGTCTACCGAATTAGACAATTTAATAAATTGGTATAATAATGAAAAAGAAGTAGAGCCATATACGGATGTTCAAGAGAATTATGGATTTGATTACAATATTAAAAACTGGTATAAAATATTTAAAAAAGGGAGTCATTTAGAGTGGTATAACCCCTTAGATATTTTAGAAGAAATAAATAGATATGGACAAGGAATTCATCAAGAGTGGGTAAATATAGATTTATTAGAAAACATAGAGAGTCGTTATTTAAGAATTATATAGTCTATGAGTTATATAAACGTAAATTTGCTTAAATCAAGAAATCTGTCTTTACTAGACTTACAAGTGTTACAATTAGCTAAACAGATGCGTATAGAAGACGTTTCAGATGTTTTAAGGGAGTATTCTAAAAAAGTTGAGTCTTTAGTTTATTTAGAATATTTAGAGTCTATAAAAGGTAAAAAAAGTGATGGAGAGTTTCAAAAAATCCGCATAACAAAACTAGGAGCAGAAACTTTAGATTTAATATCTACTCCATTAATTCTTGAAGAACATGTAAAAATGAGAGACTATCTTATAGAAATGTATACTTCACACGAAGATAAGGAAAGAGTTATAGGGAATAAAAAATTAATTGGTCAATATATATCTATTTTACAAAATTATTTAAGTTTAGATATTTATCGTTTTTACTATTTATGTGAATTTTTTTTACAAGAGCATATTTATACACGTAAGTTGGAAAACATATTTATGGATAGGAATAAAATAAGATTTGGAGATTTTAAAAATAATATAGAAGACTCCCCACTATTTCAATTCTATGAGCAAAGAAAACAGGATATAGAAATGTATTGGATACAAAAAATTAAAGAATAGTTACAATGATTTTAACTAATTTGGAAATTCAAATTTTTATTCTTATATTGCACCCTTAAACTTGAATTCAGACGCAAGTGAACCGAAATAGCCTCAAAGGGAGTAATTGTATCGTCTGAAAATAGTACAATGAAAGTTTTGGGGCATTTTTATTTAAGAGTTATGAAAAAAGAAAAAATTTGTGGTATTTATAAAATCACAAGTCCGTCAGGGAAAGTTTATATTGGTGAAAGTGTAGATATTAGTAAAAGGTTTAAAAATTATAATAATTTAAGATGTAAAAATCAAACTATACTATACCGCTCTTTTTTAAAATATACTCCTGAAAATCACATATTTGAAATTATTGAAGAGTGTTTAGAAGAATATTTAAAATGCCGTGAAAGATACTGGCAAGATTTTTATGATGCAATAGACCCTGTTAAAGGTTTAAACTGTAAATTAACTAGCTGTGGGGATAAAAAACTAATACATTCCGAAGAAACAAGAAAAAAAATTAGCAATGCTAACAAAGGTCAGCCAGGTAAGAGTGGAAAAGAGAACCCAATGTATGGTTTGTATGGAGAAAGTAGTCCAAATTTTGGAAGCAAGAGAACAGAAGAGCAAAGAAAAAATATATCCAAATCTTTGCTAGGAAAAGCTTCGGGGTGTAAGAACCCGAGGGCTGTTAAAGTTATTAATGTGGATACAAAGATAGTCTACTGCTCAATTGATGAAGCTATCTCAGTATTTAAAATATCTAGGACACATTTTTATAGATATATGAACGGAGTACTTCCAAATAAAACACCACTCATGTTTTTAAAAGAATACATAAAATTAAACCCTGATTTCAAAATATAATTAAAAACATGCAAATACAAAAGTTTAAAGATTTAACTAACCATGCGTTTAAAGAGATTAAAGACTACCAAACAGGTAAAAAAGGAATAATAAAAAGTGGAGTACCTTATTTTGATGATATATTTCCTATTGTAAATGGTTCTGTAATAGTTTTTAGCGCGGGGTCGGGTGTAGGTAAAAGTTGGACTTTAGCTAAAATTGTTAAAAATATTTTAAATAAAGACTTAAATCCGTTAGCTGATAATTTTGCAGTTTTAAATGTTTCACTAGAGATGAGAGTAATTTCGTTAATTCTTAGAGGAATGTCAACTCATATTAAAAAAGATAAAAAAGATATTTTATTACAAGAATTTACAGAAGAAGAAAAACAAATGGCTAATGAATATTATTTAGCTATTCAAGATGAAAGGGTTAATATTTCACAAGTACCCACAACACCTAATAAATTTTTTGAGGGCTGTAAAGAATTTTTAGAATCTAATAAAGATAAAGATACTGTCGTGATTACAGTTGACCACTTAGCTTTGGTATCCGCTGATTCAGGAGAATCAAGAAATTCAGTTATTGAAAAGTTTATAGAGAGAGTTAATGATTTAAAAATGATGTATGAAAATGTTATTTTTATTCTGTTATCTCAAACCAATTCAGAAATGATTAGAAGAGCTAAAGATAAAGATATTATGTCTCAGCCACAACCACAAGATTTATACTATTCTCAATTTACTTTTCAAGTTGCAGATTATGTAGCTGTTATGATAAATCCAACAAAAATGGGAATAACTGAATATACAAAAATAAGACCTGAACGTTATCCAAACTTAAATAAATTCTTTTTAGAGGAAGATAATAAAGGTAGAGTATCTTTGGAAACTTTTGGTGTAAATTATGTTCATTTACTTAAATGTCGTGAAGCCCAAGGACTTTATTTAGATATTTATGCAGAAGAGTTAAATATTCCCGATGTTGAAAATATAAGAAAAGAAAGAAAAAAAGAGAAAAGCACAACACCATCTTTTACAACACCTACATTTGGAAAGTTGACACCTTTATCGGAATTAGTTGCTCCAATAATACCTGCTTCTCTTAATGAAGCTTTTGGACAGTCTTTTGAGGATAAAAAAGAGGATGAGCCTTTTTAATTTTTAGCGCGAAAAAATATTTTAAAAATAATTAGTGAAATGCTTTGGTGTTTCACTTTTTTTATTTAATATTGCACCATGAAAGAGATTAAATTCATATCTATTAATACAGATGCATCTTTTCACCACCAAACTAAATGTGGTGGTTGGGCGTTTGCCATACTAGGGGGTGATATTAGAATAATTAAAAAAGGAAAATTTAAAGAATGCCCTGATAATTCCTTTGATGCGGAAATAAAATGTATTATAAATGCAATAACAGACTTGCTAAATAAAGAATTACCTAATATAAAACATGTAATTATCAATACAGATTGTCAGTCTATCGTTAATGGAATTAATAAATCTAAAAATACTAAGATACTATTATTAAGAGAAACAATAACTAAACTAAAAAAGAAAACTAATTGTAGTAATATTCAATTAAATCACATCAAAGCTCATACCTCTAATAAAGGCAAATATAGTATTATTAATTCTTATGTAGATAGATGGGCAAAAGAAGAAATGAGAAGTCAATTAAAATAATTCTGATTTTTCTTGTTTAGTTTAAATATTATAATTACATTTGTTGAATAAAATTAAAAATTATGATAATATACATGAACCAAACAATAGCCTTAATGTCGGCAACAAGAAGAAGAGAAACAGAAGATTTAGTAAAAGCAGGAGAAGTAAAACAAATCAATGGTTTAGAACCATATTTAATAATTAGAGATGAAACAGAAATATAGAGATAAAATAGTTTTTTCAGTTTTTTATTTAAGTTTCTTTTCGGGCGAACTTATAGTAACAAACGAAGTCTTTGGTTGGGTTAAAATTCGGCAAGTAAGAATAAAAGAACAAATCTCATGGTTCGTTGATAATTTCAATCAATATTTTGGAGATATAAAATACCGTTGGACAATAGATAAAATTTATTAAAATGAGAAAATTTAGAGTATTTTATTACATAGAAAGAAACGATGAATGTACAGATTTAGAGATAGATATTGAATGTAGTTCTATTTGGGATGTTAAAGAAACTTTTGAGAAACAAGTTAGAGTATATAAACGCGTTTATGAAATAAAAGAAATATGAGTCCCAAAAAACAAATACATCTTTGTCATAAACTTGTCGTACTTAATTTTTTAGTGCAAGAAGTTCTTGACAATTTAAACCCAAGAACGGCGGAAATAAAAGAATACAGAGAAACTTTACTAAAACTAACAGAAATGTTAAACAATGAAATAGCAGATACAAAAGCTATTCAAAGCACACTATATTTCCAAGATTTAAGTAATAAAGTAGATACAATAATTAGAAAGAATTTAAATATAGAGTTATGAAATCAATTAAAATAACATACACAGTAGATAATAAAGATTGGACTGATGGACAATTTGAAGATGAACCTGAAAGAACTTTAATACTATCTCTTGATAAAATAAAAGATTTAATAGGAGATGAATTAAATCAAGGAGAGTTTTTACATGAAATATATGATATACAAGTGGTAGGATGAGCAACTACAAGAAGAATTTCATAAATGAATATACAAGTCTTGTGAAATAAAAGCAGGTAAGCTAAAAGATGCTCACGATATTTATCCTTATGTAGATTTAACAGATGCTAAACTTGCTTTTTTAGACGGAACATCACCTGAAGAATATGCAAAAAATATTTAAAAATGACAGTAGAAGAAAGAAAAGACAACACGTATTTTGACCAAACAGGAAAACAAATACTAGCAGGTGATTTATTAAAAGTGTTCCATTTTAAATCACGAAATAGAACTTATTATATGTATCACGTTGTAGTAATGGAAGGTACTGAGGGGAGTGAAAAAGACTTTCCTGTAATGGCTTGTAAAGCGCATCATGCAGATAAACCTCATTGTAGGTTATATAGTGTGTGTAATAATCAAAGAGTATATTTTGATGCTAAGATAATTTCAATAAAAAATTTTCAAGATAAAAGAAAAAAGATAAAAATTTTGCGCGAAAAAGAATAAAAAGAACAGAAAAATGAGAATAAGTAAAGAGCAATTAGAATCATTTGGTTTATTTCAGTATCCTAAACAGCCTCATTTATTTGGAGATTGGGAAGATATTGAATTTAATCAAAAAACCAATGAATTATTTTATTTCAACTGTGTTGATGGCTCTACAGAATTATATAGAAAAGTAAAAGATTTTGAAGACTTACAACAAGCTTTATGGGATGGGTTTTCTCATTATTGGAAAGAAGATTAATTCCGCACAAAAATTTAAAAAACAGAAGAAAAATGAAAATCTACACCTATAAAAACAAAAAATACAAAATAATAAGAGAAGCACAAATGAAAGATATAACCACAAGAGATTGGTATGAGTGTGTAATCTATGAACAAGTTGAAACAGGTTTAATTTTTGTTAGAGAAGCAATTGATTTTTATTTTAAATTTGAGGTGGGTATAAAAGAGTAACTATGAACGAGGATAAAAAAGGTATAGCAAAAACAATAGATATTGAGACAAATAATTTGCTTGCAGATATGTTAGATTTTAGTTCCTTTCCTTACAAACTAAAACTTGATGCTAAACTTTGGTGTGTTGTAATTAGAGATATTTATACAGATGAAGTTTTTTGTGCCGAAAAAGAAAATATAACAAAAGAGTGGCTTCAAGAAAATCTAAATGGTTGTCAATATTTAATCACACAAAATGGAATCAAATTTGACTTATTAACTCTTAAATTATTTGGTGTTTTAGATTATACGATAGGCTATTTAAACCAACCTGATACTTTGTTCGGAGATGAAGTGAAAATGGTTGATACTCTTATTGTTTCAAGACTTTTAAATCCTGATAGATTTGGTGGGCACTCTTTAAAAGAATGGGGTATTAGAACAGGCTTAAAGAAAATTGATTTTAGACAGCTTTGCATCAATAAAGGGTATATGCCTAAAGACGCTCCAAAAGGAGCTGAATTCGCTCAATACGTGCCTGAAATGCTTACTTATTGTATTGGTGATACAGAAGTTACTAAAAATACTTTCTTTGCTCTTCTTGAAGAGATGGGTGAGTATAAAGGTTGGCAACAAGCTATTAAAATGGAGAACAAGTTAGCTGACTTGGCAATCAGAAGAGAGTCTTTAGGTTTTTGGTTTGACAAGGACTTAGCTATAAAATGTGTTGAAGATTTAACACAGAAAATGGAAGAGCTTCAAAATAAAGTAAATCCATTGTTGCCCCCTAAACCTATGACTAAAACAGAGTTAGGTAACTTTACCCCACCAAACACTCAGTTTTTAAAAAGTGGTAAACCTTCTACTCACATCATTAAGTTTGCTGAGAGGATTGGTGCAAAAATATTAGAAAATCAAGATGAAAAATATTTTATAGAATTTGAGGGGAGCACTTATGAATTACCGTTTAATCTACCTTTAAAAACACATGTACCTGCTGACATTAGTAATCTTGACCATGTTAAGATGACATTAACAGATGTGCATGGTTGGATTCCAAGTGAGTGGGCATTTAGAGACTTTACAAAAGATAGTAAAAAAGTTTCATTACCTTACGAGAAAAGAGTAACAGCTTTTGAAAGATGGTTAAAGGAAACAAAAGAAGGTAAATATACAAAATTAAGACTTGAATCTGCTTTTAAAGCTTTTAAAGTAAAAACAGTCGAAGATTTAGAAGAGAAAGTCAAAGAAAAACTAAGAGATGAATACCCTGTAAGACTAAATACGTCTCCAAAAGTAAGAGTGGGATTGGAAAAAGAGCTTTGTCCTAATCTAACAGAATTAGGTCAAAAAGTAGCTTTTGCTAATGATTTCGCTTTATTTTTAACTTATAAACACAGGAAATCTTGTATTGCAGGAGGGGAGCTCGAAGACGTAGATTATGATGATGAATACCCAACAACAGGTTACTTATCAGCTTATAGAGAAGTAGATGGTAGAATACCTACACCTGCAATAGAAATTGGAGCTAGCACCTCAAGATATAGACATATTTTGGTGTCTAATGTGGCAAGAAGTACATCTATTTACGGAGAAGAAATGAGGAGTCTATTTGGTTGTGGAGATGGATTTGTTCAAACAGGGTTTGATTTTTCGTCTTTAGAAGCAAGGATACAAGGGCATTATTGCCTAAAATACCCTGAAGGAGAAGAATTAGCTAAATCTTTGATAGCTGAAAAGCCAAATGATATACATAGCGTTAATAGTAGAAAGTTAGGAATAGAAAGAGGAACTGTGAAATCTGTGGCGTATGCAATTTTATATGGTTGCTCTCCAAAAAAACTTGAAGATATGTTAGGGTATGATGCTACAAAAGCTAAAGAGTTTTATGATGCCTATTGGGATGCTGTACCTGCATTAAGGGATTTAAAAAAAGCTGTAGAAGACTTTTGGGATAAAAACGATAAAAAATGGCTTCCAGGAATAGACGGTAGAAAACTCAACACTAGAAGCAAGCACTCGTTAATTAACCTGCTATTTCAAAGTTGTGGAGTTATATCGGCTAAATACGTGACAGTATTTTTAATGCAAGATATGGAAGAACAAGGTTACTGTACCAATCCTTTTATTTCTAAACCTGATGTGTGTTCTATGATTGAGTATCACGATGAAAATCAGCTACTTACGTCTCCAAAACTACACAAATTTGAAGTTTTTAAAACAGAAGAAGAGGCTAAAAAGTTTGTGGAAGAATGGGATACCACTTTAGGTCAAATAAGTGCAATAGGGCATTCAAGCAAAGGATATTATGTCTCTTTACCTAATCCTGTTTCTAAAGGAATAGATAAGGCTATTAAAAAAACAGAGAAGCTTTTAAATATTAATGTTCCTTTAGGATTTGAATGGATAACAGGGAAAAATTGGCTACAGTGTCATTAAAATGTTATAATTTTGTTAACGGATTTGCATATTAAAAAATAAAGTTATATATTTGCATTTGTAATTATTTTGTGCGAGATTTGATTACGTTAGAAGATATTTTTATTTGCTGAAAGTTTGTTTGATGATACTCGCACTATCGGATGACAAACTTTTGGTGCTTATATAAGTTAAAATGGAAAAAGAAATTATTTGTGGAATTTATAAAGTTACAAACACTATTAATAATAAATGTTATATAGGTAAAGCTAAAAATATT